CTTTGTGCGCCAGAAGAACTAGGCTGCTTCCCTCCAGCCATAACAAGAAGGCTCCCAGGCACCAAATCGCCTGGGGGCCTTTCTTTTTGGTTTCTTTCCTGGTATAACCCGGCATGGCCAGTTCCTCCACAGACATTGCCAACTATGCCCTGGCAAAATTAGGCTCCAAGCGCATCCAGGACATCAACGATTCCAACAGCAAGGGCGCCAGGTTGGCCCTGCTCCACTACGACCAGGCCAGGAAATCCCTGCTCCGCCGGCATAGGTGGAACTTCGCCACCCTTCGAGCAGCTCTGACCCAGGATGCTGACGCCCCTGCCTGGGGATACAAATACCAGTATGCTGTTCCTGCTGACTTTATCAGGCTGATGGTGGTCAATAACCAGGATGTGTGGGAGTCCGGAAGGGCTGACTGGTTTGAGCTCGAGGGCTCCGATACCGGGCGCCGGATCCTGATCAATTCTGAGTCTGTCCGGATCAAGTATGTGGGAGACGTAAACAATACGAACCACTTCGATGACCTGTTTATCGAGGCGCTCTCGTTGTTCCTGGCGGCCAAGATGGCCAGGGCGATGACCGGGTCTGACCGGAAAGAACAGTTGCTCCTGGAGGAGCTCGAGGGCACGGTGCTCCCGGACGCTATGCAGACCAATGCTTCAGAAGCTCACAGTGGAGAGAACCCGCCGGTGATAGACGCTATTCAAAACTCTTACCTGGTGAGAGCTCGAGGCAGCCGTCACGCCGATGAATGGCCCGAGGGGCCTGATGGAGGAACATATGGCCTTCCGACCGCATGATAGTCAAATCCCTGGTATCGTTTAACGCTGGCGAATTCAGTCCCTGGTTGGATGCCAGGATAGACCTGGACAAGTATGGATCCGGCTGCCGGCGCCTGGAGAACTTTATCCTGACGCCCTACGGTGGATGCCGCCGGCGCCCAGGGACCGAGTTTGTGTCTGAGGTCACAACCTCGAGCGAGTCTGCCAGGCTAATTCCTTTCCGGTTTAACGTCAGCACCAGCTACGTCCTGATCCTGAACGGCGGGAAAATGCAGATAGCAAAGGGCGGGGCGACTCCATCCCTGGTAAAAAGCGGGGACACTCCGGTGGAAGTGCTCGATGAACTTGGGCAGTCTTCTATCCCCTGGTCCGAGTCTCAGCTTCGCCAGGTAGCGTATGCCCAGATCAATGATGTAATGTATTTGGTGCATCCGGAGGTTTCTCCCAGGAAGCTGGTGAGATCCTCCGAAACATCCTGGTCTCTGACTGAGGTGGACTTCGACTTCCCGCTATACCGGGACGAGAACAAGTCGGACATCACTGTCAACCCAAGCGGCACGACTGGCAACATCACCCTAACCGCCTCTGCTGATTTATTCAGCGAGGACATGGTGGGCTCCAAGATGCAGATAGGGCACGACCGGGCGGCCACCGGATGGGAAGTCAAAATATCTCTGCATGATGATGATGCTACTAGCCCCAACCTTCTTTTGGATTCCGACTATCAGCTCACAACAAATGGCACCTGGGATGGAACGGTGAAGCTGCAAAAAAGCCCTGGTGTGGGCGCCGGTTCCTTCACAGATGTCAGGTCGTGGGTGGGGGCCAACGACCGCAACATAATTTATTCCGGCAAGGAAATAGACGGCATTCATGAATATCGACTATTCTTTGACCACTCCTCCGATGGAGCCAATTCTCCTAACGCAATCCTGGAGGCCGTGGACCGCACTCTTTACGGGGAAGTAAAAATAACAGGCTACACCAGCCCCACCGAGGTGGCAGCCACTGTGATAAAGCCCCTGGCTTCTAGTGATGCGACAAAGCGGTGGAGTGAAGGTGCCATGAGCGAAAAGCGCGGCTACCCGGCTGCAATCACCTTCCATGAGAACCGCCTGGTCCTGGGCGGAATACCAGGGGATCCTCACGCTATCTATGGATCGGTAACCAACGACTACGAAAACTTCGAGAAAGGAACCAACGACGACGAATCCTACCTGCACCGGATCCTGTCCGGGGAGCACAACGCCATCCGATGGCTAGTGTCAGAACGGGTTCTCCTGGTAGGAACTGAGGCCGGCGAGTTTGTGATGTCCGGGACCGGAGCTGGCGGCCAGGAATCTATGCTTACCCCTAGCAACGTGAAGGCCAGGCGCCATTCCAATTTTGGCAGCGCGGCTATCCAGGCGGTATTCATAAATGATTCAGTCCTCTACGCCCAACGGTCAGCCAGGAAAATCCGGGAGTATGGATACGTTTTCGAGCGGGACCGTTACCAGGCAGCGGATATGACTCTCCTGGGAGAGCACATCACGGGCCTGGGCGTCCAGGAGATGACCTTCCAGGTGCAGCGGGATTCGATCTTGTGGACCATCGTGACCGGGGGAGAGCTTGTGGGGATGACTTACGAGAAGGAGCAGAACGTCATGGGTTGGCATAGGCACACGACTCCTGGCGGAGAATTTGAAAGCGTGGCCTGTATTTACGGCGCCAACGAGGAAGACGAGGTGTGGACCATAGTAAAACGCACCATCGAGGGAACGGAGAAACGCTACATCGAGCGCCTCCGACCGGATCAATACCGAGCCCAACAAAACAAGGACAAGGACAACTACTGGTATCTCGATTGCGCCAAGCGGGTGACCGCCGGCGCTACGGAACCAGACCTCACGCAAGTCACCGGCCTGGAGCACCTGGAAGGGCAGACCGTCAAAGTGATGGTAGACGGGGCCGAGCGAGAAACCAAAACAGTCCAGAGCGGGAGGGTTTCCCTGGCAAAGGGCGGCAGGACGGCCCTGGTGGGCCTGGCATACACTTCCAGGCTCGAACCCATGAAACTGGACACGCCGCAGCAGAACGGAGCCTCGAGGACCAGGGAGGGCAAGATATGGCGCCTGGGCTTCCTGGTATGGAACAGCATGGGTGGACATTACGGAGCCAACGCCGATGGGGAGATCAGCTCCGGAGACTACGACCAGATCGTCTACCGGCAAACGGATGCCCCGATGGACGCCAGCCCTGCCATTTTCGATGGGGAATTTGAGGTGGATTTCGACTCCGACTATGCCGAGTCGGTCACCGTGGGGATCCTGAATGACAGCGTCTACCCGATGGCGGTCCTGGCACTCTTCCCGAAACTGAAATATTACGGCGACCAGGACTGAACTCTGAATGGAGGTTTGCCAGTATAGCCGCAAAAAGCACGGCCAGGAACTGTGGTCCTGGTGGATGCAAAGGGACGACGAGGACTACGATTGCCTGGACCTGCTCCCAATGGTTGACCAGGACAACGGCCACGGGTGCGTGGTGAGCGACGAAACTGGCCCGATAGTAGCGGTTTTTGCCATGATGACCGTGGGTGTGGGCATCGCCTGGTTTGAGAGATTTGTCAGCCGCCCTGGGCTCCATTACAAAAAGACCAGGGAAGCCGGCGCCCTGGCTTATGGGTGGCTGGAAGCCTATGTGAAAGAGCTGGACTACCACCTGTCCTACGCTCACCTGGGGGATGTGCGTATGGGCCGGGAGCTTTCCAGGTTGGGGTTTGTAGAAATGGGTAGAAATATGTTACTAATGGCCAAGAACCTCGACTGACGCTTATGGGATTACCAATGATTGCAGCGATAGCCAGCCTGGCCGGAACCGGAATATCAGCCTACGGGCAGATCCAGGCTGGCAAGGCCGCCAAGGAGGCAGGCAAAGCGGCCCAGGCAAACGCCGCAGCGGCCAACAAACAAGCAGCCGATGAAAGCCGGGAGCGGATGTCCAGGATGAGGGCTATGCACCAGCAAAAGATGGGGCGTCTGCGAGCCTCTGGGGGGAAATCGGGGATTGATATTGGCAGCGGATCCTTTGAAGACCTGCTCGAGGAATCGTCCCAGAGGATGGAGCTTTCGGTTTATGACGAGCACTACCGAAACACGATGGATATGAGGCGCCGGCAATACAAGGGAGACCTGGCCGCCTGGGAAGGCCGACAACAGCAAACATCCCAGACCCTTCGAGGGTTCGGAACTTTGCTTACGGGCGTTGGGAGAACCGCCCACCAGTTGCACCAGGCAGGAATGACAGGAATGAGCTCCGGAACCGCATAGCCCGATGCCCAAGAGAGAGAACCTTCCGGACGTTCCCAACGCCGCAAAAATCGAACAGGGGCCAAGTATGTCCGCTGCTATGGCGCCGGCCCTGGGCCTGGCAGCCCTGGGAGGAGACATTGCGCAAACCGCCACCGGGATCCACCGAGATGCAATCCGGACCCAGGACATGAAGGACAAGGGGCACTTGTCTGATGTCAGGCACCAAATGTCCCTGGCCCAGGATGAGCACGAAGCCTACCGGAAAATCTCATCCCCTGACACCTGGCAGCACGACTGGAATACCAGGGTAGAAAACGTCAAGCGCCACGCCCTGGGGGATCCGGAAAACCCGGTCAGCTTGCTTACCCCTAATTACGAGCGCCTGGAGCGCATGATGGAGCACTGGCAGGAGCGTGGCCATGCAGATGTGGCAGGGGCTACCCAGGCGGCGGAGCTGCGACACGCCACGGACATGATCAAAGGCAATATTCGTCATGCCGTTGCCAACGGAAATTTTGAGGAAGCCTGGGAGCAGGCATCCTTTATTGATGACCGCCAAGCCCAAGAGAAAGCAGGCCAATATATTTCCCATGCGGAACAGGCACAAAGCAAAGCCAACGACCGAGCTGATTACATCGAAGGCTCAGTTGGCCCTGGTTACGCCGTTGCACTAGAAGAGCTAGAAAAAGACACCCGGTTTCCCGAGGCAGACAAAGCCTCAATTCGTCGCAGCATGGAAATCACCAAAAGAAAAACTGACGACGAACTGCTGGACGAAATCACCGACAAAATCAAGGCGGGGGAAATCACAGTTGACCAACTGGAAACAGAAGTTCCAGAGCATATTTTACCAGAGACCAGGAGAAAGTTTATCGAAGCGGTCAAGCGCCGTGCAGACCCCCTGGAGGAATCCACCCTGGCTGAAATTAGGAATGGGGTTCATGGCTTGATGAGCAAGTTTTTCAAGTTGCGCCAGGAGAATAGCGGCGTCGAGCTGGATCAAAAATACCTGGAAGCCAGGCAAGCATTCAAAGAACAGCACATCACGCCCAACCAGTTGAACGAGTCCTTCAAAGACAATGTAGAAGGGCTATGGAAGAAAAGCGGCATCGACAGCATGAAACAAATGGCCGCCGCCCTGGACGCGAACCCAAAAGAGTTTACTCACCCGCTACACGTTCAAAAACAAGCGGCATCACTAGAAGCCAGCCTCGATGAGCACTTTGACGACAAAGGGGCTATAGGCAAAATAATGAAAGGAAATTGGGGGCCTGATAACAAGAAAGGCACCGACGATGACGTTCTTCCTATCCAGGAAGTCCTGGGCCTTACTCCCAATCAAGCTCGCCATGAGTTTGAAGAAGACCTGGAAAGACTAGTTACCGGAAACTGGGATCTGTCCAGGCAGCCCAATGGCGCAACAGAGCTATGGAAGATTTGGGCTGCTGAGAAAAAAATGAGAATGGGAAGATCCGATATCCTCAGTCGTCTGTATTGGCCACCAGGAGGGCGCAATTTTGCCGAGATGCTCAGAAGGGCAGAGTTCACAAAAGAGGATTTGGCTAACTGGCAAGGTGCCGGGGTCGATGAAAAGAACAGCATACTGATTAAATTGCGGAGACGGGCTGGCGTTGCTGAAAAAGGGGAAGACGCCCAGGGGCGGCGCATGGCAGATGTTCACCTGGACCTGGAAGGCAAGAAAATCCCCAACCCTCTAGGGCATGGCATTGGAGAAAAGGACAAGGAAGCAATCATGTCATTTGTGGCAAATGACTTAGACGTTCCCGAGCCTGAAGAGCGGACCAAAGACGAGATAGCAGAGGAAGCTGCAAAGTTGGAATTTAACCAGCAGCGTATGCTTCCGGGAGAAAGGCTCCTCCCAGGCCGGGGAACTCTTGTGCCTCCCAACCTTCCATTCCAGTCAGACTAACCATGTCCAGCCCTTTCATGATGGCCCAAGCAGCCGCTGGCCAAGAAGAAGAAGAAGAAGCATCCTGGGCTCCCAAGCGAACAGGACTTCCTGGGCTTTTGCTTGGAGATGATCGAGAATTTGCCGAAGAGCTCAAAAAGCGAGGATTGCTAGAAGATTACCAGGGGCTTCTGGGTTTATTTGGCGGATCTCCTGCTCTTGGAGATGACCCCTTGTGGCTCAAGAAAAAATACCAGGAGAAAGCGGCTTTCCAGGAGATTTCTCCAAACCTTCCTACAGAAGTGGCCGCCGCCGGCTACGCGGCAATGAACAACCTGGACGCGGACGACCTTTCTGGGCGGATAGCCGCTTTGACCAAGGAAGCCCAGAAGCTAGACACCGAAGATAAGATTTTCAGCAAAGCCCTGACTGACGCATCCCTGGCGTTTTTAGCAGGGAGCCCCCAGGACGTTGAAAAGATCAAGGAGCTCCAGGGCAGAGCCACAACAGAGTTCGAAAAGCCTTTTGCCACCAGGGGATGGAAGTATGGCAGGGAAAGAGCAGCCGGGTATTTTACCGGGGAGATCCCGGCCAGGGCTCGCCAGGCAGTAGGGCTCCTTCGCCTGGCTATGGGCGAGACTACCGAGAATTTGCCCTGGGACATTCCCGAAGAAGCCAAGGGCCTGGACGATGTCATGGAAGACCTGGCGTCCTGGGCCATTAACCAATCGGAAGACGACCTCAACAAATGGCAACAGGCCGTCAAGATGCTTGCCGAGTCTGAGCTGGTAGGGGCAGTAGAGCCTGGATTCTGGGGCAGAGCCAACCAGATACTGAACCAACCCCTAGCCAAATCAGCCTCCGCAATAGGAGCTGCAAACGTCCAGTTTCAGTCAAAGATCGCAGAGGGCCTGGAATTGATGACCGGCGACCTGGTGAAAAAACTACCAGGGTGGGCGACCTCCGAAAGCCTCCAAAAAGGAGCCGACTGGTGGTCATTCCGGCAACGGATGTGGAACTTCCTGGACCAGGACATCGCGCCCTGGGTCGATATGGAAGAAGCCGGGATAGTGAAAAAGGGCCTTTATGCCGCTTACGAGTCCGCTCCTTTTTTCGCAATGGCTGCCCTGGGAGGGCCAATGGGCCTGGCAAGTGGCGGCATGATGGAGGCCGGCATGGTAGACCTGGAGCTGCGACAGCGATACGGAGATGACATCGACCCGGCAGCCAGGAACGCAATCGCCCTGGGAACTGGCGCAATCAACGCCGCCCTGGAGAGATGGGCCTGGAAAGGAACAGCCTGGGCCGGACGCTCCGCCGGGAAAAACTTGATCAACCCGGTTTACCAGGCACTAAGGGCAAAGAATATGCGAGCGGCCTTAACCAGGGCCGGCGTAAAGGGCGTAGCAGCCAGGGCCACCAGGGGATTTGGCGCCCTGGCAGGAGCCACCGCTATCGAGTTTGCAGAAGAAAGCGTCCAGGATTTAACCAGCGCAGCCCTGTCAGAGGTGGCAAACGTAGTAGTGCCAGACCTGATGCCAGAGCATTCCTGGCGCGAACACATAAAAGAATGGAACAACCATCATGGCGTCAGGCTGTTTGCCGTCTTGCCTTACGCTATCCTGGGCGCCGGCGGTCGCGCATATGTCCAGCGCAGCAACATAGATGAGTTGCGCGGAATGCTGAGTGACACGGAAGGGCTCCGGGAGTCGGGAGTATTTACCAGCGAAGAGGAGCTCAAAGAGTTTGCCGAGGAGGCCAAGTCCGACCCGGTGGTGGCGGCAGATAACTTCCAGGAACGATACGAAGAAGGCACCGGAGAGACCAGGAACGCCAACCGGGACAACCTGACGAACTCCCAGGCAAGAGCCCAGGCAGAAGAAACCGGTGAAATCATCGTAAACCAACAAGCCACCGAAGGCTACCAGGTGATCATCCCTGGGCAGGAATCAATCCATGCCAACACCATAGTCGAGGCCCAGGAGGTAGCAGCCCTGGCCCAACTGGCCAAAGATGCTGGAACGCTTTCAAAACTCCCCGACCTGATCAAGCAGCACCAGGAAGCCAAGGTTGCCAAAGAGCCAGACGACTTGGAGACAGCCACCAATCGTGTAGAGGCGGAACGGACAGAGGCAATAGAGGAACAAGCCGAAGCCGAAAAAGCCCGGCGCCCAATGACAGTAGTCGATGTGCTAACCGGTGAAGAACGGATCGCCAAGCCAAACGAAGTCACCGAGGAGCGCAAAAAAGCCTGGGAGGCCGAGCACGGACTACCCTTTGTGGGAGACGTTGCCATCCTTGGCGCCACCGAAATAGGACTGGCCCCTGGCCCCAACCTTCCCCACGTTCGAGGAGGGAAAGCAGGAGTGGCACACGCGGTCATTAAATTATACCGAGGCGCCAGCCCGGTCACGTTTACCGAGGAACAGGCGGAAGGCTTCTTGAGGGTCTCCCTGAAGAATGGTGATATAGAGCTCGAGGATGCCCGTCAGCGGCTCGCAGCCCTGGGCAGGGATCTTGGAATGGACTTTGCCCTGGATACCACGGAGGGCGTCATAGAGTCGTTTTCAGAACTGGCGGTCGCATACGTTTCTGGCTCCCTTACCCCGGAAGACCTCCAGCGTTTACCAGGGAAGTTTGCTAACTGGCTGCGAAAGTTTGCCGAGTTCCTGGCAAATAGCCTCCGCATGGTCCGGGGCCTGAGAGAATACAGGGAGATGGGAGAACTCGACTCCACCCTGGAAGGTTGGGTGCGTGAAGCAGTCGGCCTGAATCCTCTCCAGGCAATGGAAGAAACAGTCGAGGAGCAGGTAGAGCAGCTCGAGGAGGACAGCGCCGCCCAGGAAACTCCGTTCCAGGGATACACCCTGGACGAAATCATAATCCCTGACGATGTCCGGGAGGCTATCGCTGAAATGGCCCAGGCGGCTGACGAGCGGTTTATGGCGTCAGATGAAATCATCATGGCGCAGTCTGAGGAAGAGGCTCAAGCGTTTGCCGCAAGCGCCTACGACATGGAAAGAGCAGCCCTGGATGAGCAAATAGCCTGGGAGCGGCAATACTACTCAGAGCCTACGGCTGAAGAGATCCAGGAATTTTATGATGAACAGCGAGCAGACGCCGCTTTCTATGAGCAAGGGCGGAGAAGGGAGCAGCTTGAAGCAGAGCTTGGGGGTTTAACCAGTTGGAAAGACAGCCAATTTTACGATGCGTTTATTGGCCCTGGCGCCAGCTATGTGCTGTCGAAAAACCGAGCCAAAACGCTAGGCAAATGGGATCCAAAGTATGGGCCACATGGCGAGTGGGACAGCCAGCCACAAGGCGTCAAAAGAATCAAGGGAGGGAAAACGGTAAAGGGTAAAAAGAAAGTAGCTCACGCGGCATCAGAGGTTCCACAGTATTACTTCAAAGACTTGTGGGCGCCAAAAGGCACTCCCGCCGATCAGCTTTATTTCCCGTCTGACCTGGGCCACCTGGCCTACAACCAGTCAGATCAACTAGGAAACCGCCAACCTATCGAAGGCACTACAAGCCCAGACGCCGCAGGATTTTGGGCAGCGTTTGTATATGCGGTCGATCAAGACCAAAGAAGGATTGAAATTGAAAACGAACTGGAAGAGATGGAACGGGAAGCCGGCCTGGAAAAGGTCTCTCCTACATTCTCTATTGCCCCGAAGGGGGCTGGCCTCGAGGAGATCCGCGCCAACGCCGATAAACAAGCAGAGCAAGAGCACCAGGAAAGAATCCTTCCGGAAACTCCGTTTGGCGACCAACCATACAACCGTGTAGCCGAATACTATGATATCGAAACCCACGACCCGGCGAGGCGTTCCTGGAGGCCGGCGGGTATAGGTTATGCGGGTTATCAGTATACTCGTCATGATTTTGCCGGACAAGCAATCGACCCAAATTCTGTTGGGGGCTATGCTTTCATGCCCAGGCGCCATGAGTATTTCGTGAAGCTCCAGGAGCAATTTGAGAAAGAAGCGCCGGTCAGGGATGATCGAGTTGCCCAAAAGATTGGAGGCCAGTGGGTGTTTCCTCCTAATAAAATCACACACGAAGATTACGAGGAGTGGTTTCAGCAAAAGATAAGAGATGGAGAAGTGCCTATCCTACGAACTGTTCCATTCAAGTTTACCTCCCTGGCCGACTCTCTCCAGGCTATGGGCGGCGTCATGACTCGAGCCGAAGCAAAAAGGGCCGGCCTGACCCAGGCACAGCTTGACCGCGAATACGGCAACGTCATCCCGGTAGACCAGATCCCCCCTCACTTGCGGTCTATTATTTTCGGGGAAGCCCGGTTTGCGGAAAGCCTGGCAAGCGAAGCGACCGATAAGAGAGCCCTGGAAAGCAGAGGAACCTCCACGCGAGCTAAAACAAAACGCCTTCCAAGTGAAATTGCGGCGGAACTAAGCAATCCCGAGTCACCGTTTTTTCCCAGGAACAAGGTCATCCCAGAGCTCCTGGGCCGCATAGAAAAAAACATGGCATACGTCTGGAAAGATAGAGGGGTTAACCAGGAGCAGGAATTAGATATCCGCGCCAGGCGAGACAACAACACCCAGGACAAGCCCGAAACATACGACCCCATTTTTGAAAAAGCCGTTGACCAGTGGGGGGAGAAAACAGAGACGCCTGGGGCATACGAGTTCTGGGATGCGATTCGATACCGGATGCCGGAAGCGTTTATAGCGTTTCCCAGGTCGCCCAAAGCGCGACCAAAAGACAAAGGCGGCCCCAGGAGCGACTTCAGATACGAGCCGCTCTATGGCAAAACGTCACAAGCCCAGACTGAGCAGGGAGAGCTGACGTTCAGTATAGCGCCGTCCAGGATGACTCCAGGCGACAGCACCAGGGTAATCGTTACCCAGGAGCAAACCCTGGTAGGACCAGCAACCTTTGCCATCGCCGGTTATCACGGGACGCGCCACAAAATCCCCAAGTTTGAAATGGACAAAGTGGGCCAAGGAATTGGCGCCCAGGTATGGGGATACGGCCTGTATTTTGGAGGAGCTCGAGACATTGGAGAAGACTACGCCCAGATGATGGCGAACCAGCATTCTCCCTACGCGGTGTCTTTTCGCAAAGGCCAGGAGATCCCTACCGTTCCTCCTTCTCCATTGCTTCCAGACAACACTTATGACGTTGGCCCCAACTGGTTTGTCAAAGACACCAGGACAGACGAACGGGTCACCGACTACATGACAGTCGATGAGGCTGACGAAGCCTTTGACCGCCTGAGCCTGGAGGCGATGAATCAATACAAGGTCGAGCTGGATGTGGAGCCTGAGCAGTTACTCTTTGCCGACACCCCGTTTTCTCAGCAGAGCGAGTTTGTCCAGGAGACCCTTCGCAAGATTATCCCGGCCTGGACCCGATTTCTTCCAGAAGGCCAAGGCATAGTAGTGGACGGCTCTACCTGGGAAGACCGCTCGCACGTTTACCCGTTTGACGACGAGCACGTTAAAACGCTGCTCCAACTCACTTACGACGAGGAGATGGACAGTTACAAAATGCCAGACGGGACGTATGTAAACATTACCCAATGGGCGCAAAGCAAAGGCATGATAGCCAGGAAGGTTTCCGAGGCTTTACTAAGCGCCGGCATCAAAGGGATTGCCTACGAGGAAGGGACTGCTGCAAGAGCCCTGGACAGAGCAATGATGCGCCGGCGCAAATCAATGCGAAGCGGCCAGGGGCATCCTCTCTATGATCCAGGAGCCGCAGAAAGGTGGCAGGATCTCCCGGACGCCCAGAGCTACGTCATTTTTGATGAAAACGACATCAAGATCTTGGAGGAGAATGGCAAACCAATCGCCCTGGAAAACCACCAGGTGACGTATGCTGTAGCGCCCAGGCACACGCCACCGCCAGGAGCCGAGGTCAACCAGGTGGAGTTGAAGAAGAAAGGCAAGCCCACCAAGATCGGGCCGCTTCCGACCTGGACCGTTCCAAAAGACACCAAGCAGTCCCTGGGCAAAAAGATCCTGGCAGCAAACCACGCAAAAGACGGGATCCCTGGCAAAGCCCTATTTGATCGGCTGGACTTAGCCAGGGAAATGGTGGCCGATGACCCTGGGCGCCTGGCCAGCCCAACCGGGTGGATGGAAACCATGCAAGCAGCCGGCGTGTGGGGAAACATCCTGGTCCCCCCAGGGCTGATGAAAACGATAGTAGAGCGCCCTGGGCAATACGTCGGGCTCCTCGAGGGGGGCTATCACGAAAACCAGACAAAGCCTGGAGTTTACCAGGCAGCCAGGGACGGACTCAACTGGACCAAGAAGATGGGCCGGGAGCTTAACAAGACTGGCGCCGTCCCCGAATGGAATACGGTCCTGCACCATTTCTGGGGACTGCTATCCCGCCGAGCCACACCAGTCCAGCAGGAAGCCATGTGGCTCCGGATGCTTACGCACCGGCCTATCCTGGACTCAATCCAGAGAAGCATCAACGGGACATTTTCCGCCTGGGCAGTAGAGCAATTCAAGACAAACAGAAAAGAGCTGCTAAAGAAAACCAGGCAAATGCGAACCAATGACAAGGGAAAGGTTCGGCCCTTAGACGAAAGGGATGCCTGGATCGCCCTGGTAATTGACGCCAGGGAAGCCACGGCAGATGGGTCAGCTTTACCAGGCGGCGCTCCTATGGGCAACAATGTCACCAGCAACGCCAATGACTTTTTTGCCATGCTTACATTCTGGGATGGCAGATGGGGCGAGGTTTCCGATGTCTACTGGACCAACGATTCTATAGAGATGGGGCGCCGGTTCCACTCCCTGGGCGATGATGCGGTAGGGATCCAGAACAAGGTTCAAAGGTTCGTTGGCCTTACTTACGGAATTCCTGGGCTGATCATGGACCGGTGGAAGTTTGTGGAATTCTGGCTGCCCGACCTGATGAAGGAAATGCGGGTGAGGAAGCCCAAGAACTTCTTCAAATATGGGAAGACCGAGGCGTCCAGGGCAACCCCTGAAGATCCTTCCAGCCTGTATGGGTTCTATTCTCTGATCGAAAGCCAAAGCCCGGTATTCTCCCTGGCGTTTTACGAGATGATGGAGACTGGCCTGGAGGTGGCCATCGACAACAGCCCCGAGCTCAAGAGATTCCTGGGGCCGAATGCAAACGTGGGCGGCTTGCACTGGCACGGGTGGAACGCGATCAAGAACGAGGCAGTGGGGCACTCGAGCCTGGACCTTTCACTTGATCTTCTCAAGAACTACGGGTTAAAGTCCAACGCTGCCGCCGTCGAGAAGACGATCAAGGCCGGCAACTACTACACCGAAACCCAGAAGGCAGATGGCACAGTCGAACGATTCACAATCTCCAAGGGAGTCCCAAGCGCCACCCGTCAGGAGCGGGTTCCCGATGGACCCAGAGACCGAGCCCTGGGAAGACGCCGCGATGCAAAAGGCCCAGGACGCGGCAATAGAAAAGATCAGGAAACTTTCGCCATAGGCCCGGTCTTTGCCTCTGGCCTTTCCAAGGGGCCGACAGATATTCGAGAGGCGATCAAGCAAGGCAAGCCGGTAGGCATTGCAGCTACCTATGGTATCCCTCTTCCTGGCCCAGGAGGAGTAACTGAAACCGGGAAGCCGGCGTTTCAGCGAGAGCCGTCTGACACAATTAGGACTCTCCTCCGCGATTACCTGAACAAGGGCGGCCAGGTGTTTATTGATTCCGGCGCGTTTACCGACTTCCGAGCGGGACGCATGACTGACTTTGTAGGAGTTTTCCAAACCTACGAACGCTTCTCCGAAGGGGTAGACCCTGGCAACCTGGAGAACCTCTATGTGGTGGCTCCCGATGTGATTGGGAACCCAGGAGAAACAGAGCTGTTGCAAATGGACTTTATCAAAGAGTCTGCTGCGCTTGCCGACAAAGGCGCCCAAATCATTGTTCCTGTCCAAACAGGCCAGGGCTCCCTGGTTGAAACTGTCCTTCGCTCTTTTTCCTCTCTGCAAGAATATTGGCCATCAAAGGAATGGTGGAGCGCCCCTATTGTAGGGGTGGCATACGAGGAGAAATCCTGGGGCAAAGAAGAGGTTGTCGATTTTATCAAGGCTTATGAAGGGATCGGCGTTGACGAAGATACCCATGCTGACTTGCACGAAATTTTCAGCGCCCCTCCCACTATCCATCTCCTGGGCGGAGGCAGCGCAAAGGTCCAGGACATCGAGGACACGGTAGGAGGGACTGAAGTCACTATCCAGGGAGACTCTCTATTCAAGGGAGCTTCCCGCCGTAAGAGCACCAGGGCCAAGCGCCCCGAGCAGGGCGAGCTCAGTTTCGCCATAGTCCCGGCGGAAATGGTAGAGGCCCACCGCCAGGCAGAAGCAAACATGGACGAAGAGGAAGGCCAGCGCCTGGTTGACGAGGCTGCTGCCATGTCCCCGTTCACAATGCCAGTCTGGCACGGGAGCGGAATGCACTCTTTTGAAGGCCCCCCGTCTCACCCAGGTGCGTCAAAACAACGGGGGGACGCCCCTTCCGGGTGGAATCTAAGCCCATCGGCCAAAGGAGAGTTTTCCGACGATAGGCGCTTTTTCCGAATGAGGCAAATGGAGACAGGTCGTGCAGGGGCCATCTACTTTACTATGGATCCTCGCCACCATGCTTTTTCCAGGGCTTTTGGGGATGTCCGCAAATACTTTATCAACCCAGGGAGAGTGGCCGATTTAACCAGGGAAACCAACTCCCCGGAATTCCAGCAACTGCTTGAAAACTACAACAAGCACTACGAAAAGGCCGGCTTTCAAATTGCACCTCGACCAGAGGAGAAAGGGTTCGTGGGTTACACCAAGGAAAACGCTCCCCCAAGTTGGGAACTGTTTGATGATCTCGAAGCTGGTGCCGCTGACTTTTTGATGAACGGAGACTATGATGCGTTTATCCTGGAAGAACGACTTGCTGGTAAACTTCCGCCATCGCTATGGGAAAATAGAGGGATCACGGACACAATTAAGTCTATCGCCATCCTGGATCCCTCGAGGGTAAAATCCGGAGAGCCTTTTACCTACGAGTGGGAACCAAACAACCCGATGGAGACAAAGACCCTGGTCCCCCTGGACGAGCGGTTTGATCCCAATATCCCTGACGTTTCCTACGCTATCAGCCCGGCGGAAGGGTTCGACCCTCTCCTCGAGGCGATCACCGACAAGATCAACGACTCCGCTGAAGGAGTAGTCGAGTTCCTGGAAAAGATCCGGGACCGGGTTGCAGAGATCAAAGCCCAATACGAAAGCGACCGGGCGTCCATTCTGGTGTCAGAGTCTTACGACGAAGGAGGAGCAGAGATTGATTTCGAGGGAGGAGTCAAAACTGGAGACCTGGACCTGCGAGCGGCCCTGGCTTACCTGGGCGCGATCCAGAAGGTGCTCCCCAGGGAGATCCAGGGATTTGTGGGCACGGCGCAAAGGCTGGCAGATTTCAAAACTATGGACGCAATGTCCAAGGAGCTTGCCAGGAGAATCCCCAGGATCGAAGCCGCATTAGAAAACTACCTGGCCAGGAGCCACCGAAAGTCGATCCGCAAGATCCTCAAGAAAGGTGCTGCAAAAGTAAGCAACTCGAGGAAGGCCACTGGTAAAATCGGGCCAGCCGGCCATGCGATTTTCAAGGAAGCCAGGCTGGCAATGAGATTGCAGCTCACAGAAGATGAGAAGCGAGCCGACCGGACCCTCCAGGAGAAAGGCGAAGAGATGGCCCAGAGTCTCCTGGACCAGATCGAAGACAATGACAGCCTGGACCTGGACGAAGTGGATGAGCTGGATGGCAGAGCCGCCGCCTGGTTGTTGTTCACGGACTTCCAGAATGCCAACTCCGAGCGCCTACGCAAAGGGCTGGACTTGTTATCGGACACCTACAGCGAAGGCCGGGAGAAGTGGTTGCGAGTCCTGGGCGCCAGGAAGGCTCAACGAGAAGCCAGGCTCCAGGCCATCGAAAAGCTGATAAAAGACAAGACCAGGGCTGGACGCGCTGCTTCGATCAGGGCTGATGAACACGCTCTCAAACGGATCAGCGAAGGATTCATGTCCGCGTTTACTTCCGGATCACAGATGGTTCGGCGCCTGGGCGAGACGACCAACGATGAAGATATCAAGGCGATGCTGGAGGAAATGGAGGAAGCCCTGGCAGCCGCTGAAGACCAGGAGACTGACCTGGACTACCAGGACAACGAAGCGTTTGCCGAGGCGCTTTACCGAATCCTGGGCGTGAAATACGAGCACCAGTTATCTCGCAAAATCAAAAAGCATTCGACCGCGCCTGACAGCGAAGTTCCTGTGACCTCCCTCGAGGGAAGAAAGACCAGGAAGTATTCTATTTCCAAGCTCGAGGCGGAGAGAATTGCCAACGGGGAAGCAACAGGATTTACCGGGAAAGGCGAATGGATAGAGCTGACCCTGGGGATGCGCCACGCAATCGAGGAAGCCTGGGAAAACTTTGAGGAACTGACCGAGGAAGAGCAATCCGGGAAGCGGGTGCTGAAATTTGAGGTAGTCGAAGCGACCGGCAGCAGAAAAAGCCTGGGCCTCCGGACTGATCTCGAGCTGCTAAACCTATGGCTAACCATGCGCCAGCCTGACCAGGCAGAGAAGTTGCATCGCCTGGGATATGACCAAACAACCCAGAGAGAGCTCGAGGCTTATTTACCAGCAGAGGTGATCGCCCTGGGAGAATGGATGGCCGAATATCTGCGCCAGGACCAGGAGACTATTGACCGATTGCACCGGGCGGAAAAAGGAATAGGCATGAACCTGGTCGAGAACTATTGGCCAGTCCGGAATGATGTTAGCGGCCAGGACTACGACGACCTGCAACTGGACGGGAACCAGAAACAGTCTGGGCGCTCTGTCAGCTTCACTATGCAGCGGGTGACCAACAACGCGGAACCCGCTATCGCTGACGCCCTGGGAGTTTTCCTGGCTCACCGGTCTCAGGTGAATTTTTACAAAGCCCATGTTGCAACTCTTCGAGAGTGGGGCGGCCTGGTCAGACACGAAAGATTTTCCAACGCCGTCAGGCGCTCCCTGGGCGACACCTTCTACGGTGCCCTCTCTCACAGAATGGAGCGGATCCAAAACGGAGGGGTGATGAAAGCTGGCCGTGCCCTGCTCTTTGATCGCCTGGTAAAGGGACTGAAAAAGCGAACCTCCCTGGGGATCCTGGGCTGGCGCTTGTCCACTATCATGGTGAACTTTACCGCCGCTCTGAACTCCTTCCTGGAAATACCCGCCAGAGAGCTCCTAAAAGGGCTCCTGCTGGCTTCCAAGAGGCCGGGCGCATGGAAGGAAGCCTGGAACTCTCCAGGCATCCGGAGACGCCTGAGAGACGGCGCAACGTATGAAGCCCAGATTGCCAAGGCCAGGGGACCGCAACGCCGCCCAATCATTAGCCAACTCGAGAAGACCGCCGAAAAGGGAATCACTCCCATCAACTACGCTGATGTGGGCGCCAATATGCTAGGCGCAGTGGCCGTCTATGAATACACCAGGACAAAGTCCCTGGAAGCCGGCGCTACAGAAGAACAAGCAAAACAGGAGGGAGAAAAGGCAGTGGACCGGCTCATGGCAAGAGCAGCTCAACCCGCCCAGCGTTTTACCAGGAGTGAGATGGAACACCGAGCCCTGGAGAACCCATTGGCCGCCTTGTTTGCTTTGTTTGTATCGGAGCCCAGAAAGAACCTTTCCGTGGCCATCCTATCCGCCAGGCAACTTGCCACCGGCAAAGGGATCTACGATTCCAAGGCAATGGCGGCCCAGGCATTTGCCACATCATCCTTTTTCCTACTCGCCCTGGAGCACATAATCCGACTGTCCTACCAGGCAGTCTTCAGAGCAGATGAGGACGATGAAGAAAAAGTCCTGGACCGCGTGATAGAAAAGCTGACTGACGGCAAAGCCTGGGCGCATCGCCTTGCTGCAAATCATGCAGCGGGGATCCCTATTTATGGGCCGGCTTACGAATGGGTAGTGGGCAGTTTGGTCAACTCATCTGCCATTCCTGGGGAGGACGTTTACCAGTTTACCAATACGGAAAACCCCGCTGTTCGAGCAGTCGAAAAGCTAGGGCGCGGAACCAAAAAATTTATCGACGCCCAGGACGAAGACAGCAAAGAAGAATCCCTGGATGCTACGATAGATATGATCCAGGCCGGGGGCAACCTGATCCCTGGTGGGCCGCTGTTTGCCCAGCTTGCCAATGTCGGGGAAGCCACCCTGGGCTTTACCAGCTCCAATCTCACGGACGAAGGACGCCGTGCCAGGTTCAAAGGACGATTCAACAAATACAAAAAATCCCTGACAGAACTCCTGGGGCCGACGACCAACAAGGAAACAGGGGAAACCGACAAGGACATCCAGCAGCAAAAATGGGACGCCCAGACAGCTTACCTGCTCGAGGCCCTGGCTCCCCTGGAAACTGACCAGATCATCGAGCTCACCCAGGAACTGTCTATTTCCAAGGCCGTGCGGGAGGAGATCGAGTTCGGGCTTCTAAATGGCCTGGATACAACTACAATAGAAGACGAGTGAAATGAGCCTGACGACAGAAACAGACGAGGTATCCTACGCTGGAAACAACAGCACGACCACGGGATACCCGATTCCCTTTACCTTCCTGGCAAATACGGACATCAAAGTCTATATTGACCAGGTAGAGACTACGGATTTTGCAGTTCACCAGGCATCGTCAGGAGCCGATCCGACTTACGAGGTAAAGACAACGGATGCTATCGCGATCACCAAGACCGTCACCATCACCAGGACGGTCCCGCTGACTCAGACTCTGGACCTGGTTCCCTCTGGCGACCTCCCGTCCTCGCTCCTCGAGCGGACCCTGGACAAGATTGTCATGGGTCTCCAGCAGCTTTGGAGGCATATCCAGAACGCTCACCGCGTCCCGGAAGGGGAGACAGTCAATGAGCTGCCAGCCGCCGCTGACCGCAAAGGACACTGGTGGCAGTGGGATCCCACGACCGGCGCCTACTCCGGACAGACAAATGCTCAACTGGCCACCGCGATCTCCACCGAATTAGGCGGTGTGCTCACAGTAGACGTTAAGGCGACCCAGACTTTCGCCAACGATTCCAACCGGAACGCTACAGCTCCCGCGTTTACCGGGCAGCTTGGGGTTCAACTGGACACGGGTTGTTTGTGGAGGGGCACGGGAACTTCCGCCGGGAATTGGGCCAAGTGCGTGGACGACATCCAGACCGGCTCAACCGACAGCGCAAAGAATTCAGCCACGCCGGAATGGATTGGGCAGCTCTATTTCAAGACAGATGACAAGACCTGGTGGGTGGGTTACGCCACCTCAAGCGGCGCCTGGGGGCAAACTTCCCAGGCACCCTACGCTGCATTTGCCGCGCCAAGCTCATCAGCCTGGTCGCATGGAGGATCTGCCACCGCTGGCAACTACTACTCTCTGACCGATCCCAGGACCGGCCTGTCTCAAGTGTGGAAATGCCGCTTGTCGCACACAATGAATGACGGAAACAGCGGATCCGGAGGCGCCGCCTGGAACGGATCCTCTGACAATCGCCCTGGGGTTTACGACACCGCATCAGGAACAAACTCTGACCAGCCTTACCTGAGAGGGAATGAAGTGTGGCGGAATTTACCAGGGTCTGACCTGGATCCTAGCGGGAGCGTGTATCACGGCGCCCTGTGGGAGCCCTGGATCCAGGAGGGATACCACTACCACCGTATCCTGGACGACCCAGGCATGAACCAGGGCTCAGAATTCAATGACCGCTACGTCATGGGCGAGCCTGGAAACCATACCGACTGGCACCTGGTTCACGACTGGCTGATCAGAAACGCCAAGAGCAACCGGGACACCACGACCATCAACCAGGTTGTGGCAAACGATGCCGCCAGGAACTCCGCCAGCCCGTCCGCCGTGGGTGACATTGCCCTGCAAACGGACACCAACCAGCTTTACTACGCAACTGGAACGAGCGCCGGGAATTGGGCGGCAAACGACGAAGGGCACGTTGATGAATTCCGCCGAGTGCAGACAGGATTCCAGCTAATTTACCAGGGAGGCACCTATCGGACATCCAGGGAAATCAAGATGTTGCGGAACACCAGCGTCCTGGGGGCCTCGAGCGTCCTGGACGGGGAGAGCGCGACCATTTTCCGATGGGTCAACGGCATGACCACCGCCAAGGTGATCGACAAAAACCTCTTCCGCGTGGGGGCCGATGACTACAAGACCGGCGGAGTGGGCAGCGCCGACAAAGGGGCTACGACAGCTTATACCGAGTTCGGCAACTTCGTTCTGAACCTGAACGACCACGATCCACGAAACGCAATTTCCAACGGCGCCAAGGTTTACCTGGGGCCAGGCTCAAAGATAAGACCGCTACGGTTCGAAAACGTGGGATGGTCTTTTGCAGATGGAGAAATATACGCCCTGCAAATTGGACAGGGCTCCGAAGGGTGGACCGCCGAGAGCATTGTCATTAACTCAACCCCGCTCGTCTGCAAAAGCGTTCCGTCAGGAGACTTCAATGAACTGATCCACGGTGGCAGCTCCGCTGACGGCAACAACTCAACCAGCACACCCTACGTCACCCCCTCCTACAGCAGCACCTCGCACATCGACGTTTACTATGACGGGGTGAAAAAAGACCTTACGACCCATTACACTTTTGATGGCTCAAGCAAGGTGATAACCAGCGGAGGGGCCGTAGCCCCAAGCGTCAAGGTCGAGATCATTAACAATACCAGGTGCCATGACCGGTGCAAAACGATTGGAGTGGATTTCCAGGCAACAAACCAGAACTGCCACATCGAATCAATCACGGCCTCGCTGTGTAATTTCGTCATAAGGACGGACCAGGAGGCCAACGGCATCCGGATCGCCCAGGTTGCCAGCAACAACTCAAACCACCTTCTCCAGGCAAACGGCGGGGGCGCCGGCGTAGAGATCCTGGGCATTGTATCCAGGCGCGACGATGGACAAGGCTACGGCGCTACACCGATCTTGACCGCCGCAACGCCTCTTGCTCACTTGAACGATGTGGATGTCGTTGATCTAGGACTCCGCCTCCAGGGAGTGTGCTCCACCCACACCGGAGTGGCGTCCAACGTGGCCATGAACAGCGTCCTGGTGTCATCTGATGCCACCAGCCCAATAGATTCTATCGAGCTCCCGGATGGGACGTTCTATCTCCAGGGGAGAAACTACGACCAGACCAGGCTCGCGTTCGATTGGAACCTCAAAGACCACGCCTACCCTGGCTACTTCCTGGACATCATAGGCCGGGATGGATCCAGCAAGGTCACCCTGAACGGCTCCACCATTGCCGGCCCGGTCTCTATTTCAAGCGCCGAAGCTGACGCCAATGCCGCCGGGATCCGCAAATACGCGCCGTTCATTTACGACGATGGCACCTCGCAGTTTTTAATGGTTAAGAAAGCATGAGCTCAAAACGCCCGACCGTTCTTCCATCTTGCCGGCCCTCAATCCAGGGCACCATTCTCACAGATGTGTGGAGCACTACAGTCTCTCCTCTTCTGGACCTGGACGGCATGACAACCGCCGCCGCTGGTTACAGCGTCAGAAAAATCAGGGCTGCCTATTCAGGGAATGCCATGAAAGTAAGGCGAGCAAGTGACAGCGACGAAGCTGACGTAGCATTCGATGACAGCGGGAAAGTGTCCTCTGCCAGCGGGATCAGCGTAACGTCAGGTGACTACGGTGGAACAATGAACCTGGGCGCCTTCCTCTCAGGAACCACTGGCCATGTCACTACTCTTTACGACCAGGTCGGATCCGAGAACGCCACAAACTCGACCGCCGCAAAGCAGCCCTATTTGCGGACAGCCGGCAGCACGACTATTGGAGACACGGTTGAATTGATGTTCGATACCGGGACAAATCAATACCTAAGCACAGGATTCGATCACAGCAACTCCGACGACTCTCGAACGCAACTGGTGGTGACCCAGGTGAACAGCTCTGTCCATGCGACAGATTACTATGGCCTGATCGGGTGTCGATACTACCAGGCATACGGGACAGAAATTTATTACCGGAACGGATACTACACCTGGTCAATCGGTGAAGCCTCGAGCAACTCTTACCAGGAATTGACCGCTTCCAACGGCGCCAGGGCCGGCCAGAAAGATATCGTCATCGCTTCTTACGAGCCAAGCCTGTCATCCAACGAGCAGAAGATTCGCGTCAACCAGACCCTGACTCAGACCAACTGCACAAAGGACGTTAATGACTACGGCTATGGTCCACTGCAAATCGGGAGAAGGTGGGCCTATCAATCGGATGGCGCTACAGACCGGACCTACTATGGAAACGTCTACGAAGTGATCGTCTGGGCCAGCGCCCTTTCAGCAACCAACGCCGCCGCCGCAGAAACCAACACGATGGCCTACTTCTCCATCGCTTCGCTATGAGATACTTAAAATACAGGAGCAAGGCAGCAGCCAGGACCAGGAGCCAGGAGATTTGGGAGGCTCACCTGGGCCGGCCAGTGGAGCCAGGCGCTACAACCAGGCATTTCTACGACTACGTCGAGTCAAAGACCAGTTATGGCGGATCCTATCTTTTAGTCCACGACGAGGGCACCCACCTGACCGAGGCCGAGAAAACCAACCTCGAAGAGGAGGAGTGGTCCCATTCTGATTTCCAGGAGTGGATGGAAAAATATATCCCCATAAATCCTTAGCCTTTCCCTGGGCCGATAAAACGTGTATAACTCCCTAGAATCATGGTCAAAGACATCACCACCAACGCATCCGGGATCCCCTGCTTCACTCCTACCGTGACCGGCTGGCACCATTTTTCAATTCATGCCGACTCCTCCGCAAAAACTGAGGACGGGACCACCAGTGCAGCCCTTACATTTTCAAGTGCCAAGATCACAGTGAATCAGTTAGGCACCGCCCTCCACGCGGACCTGACCGAAGTGACATCAGGAGTTGTTGGGGTAGCGGTAAACCTCCTGGCAGACTCTCCAGTGACAGTCACTTGCTCCGCCGGATCGAGCCACAAAGTGCGGGTGGAAGCACACCCTATGAAGATCGCTTAACCCTCCCAGGCCATGCCCGATACCCCTCCAGATTCCAAGGTCGAACAAACAATCAAAGTCCCTACTGGAGACATGAAATCGCTAGTAATTTGGGCCTTGGGCAAGTGGGGCGGGGGAGCTGCTATCGCAGCCGTGGCCATGTATGGCCTGTCTATTGTTTACCAGGACATGAGGAAGGACCGCGATCACGACCGGGAAACAAGGAGCCAGGAGATCTCGATAAATTCCAGGACCGCTGAGATTCTCGAGAATGTCGTGGATACCCTGGAAAACATTGAAGCCAGGTTGACCGCCCTGGAGGGTCAGTAGATCGACACGTTCCCTGGACCTGTCGATCCTGGGCAAAAGAATCGACACTAGATCACGCCGTCCTCTTCCTGGCGCAATCGGATTTTAACAATGTTCCAGGCCCACCAAGGCATTGGATTCTGTCCCTGGGGGCACCAGCCACTGTGAGTGCATCCCTGTCCTCCTGGTAAAACGGTCCATTCCTGGGCAAACATTTCCACCCGGCGACCGCTCCACCCATAGGCTGACATTCCGTCTTCGTCAGTCCATCCGACCCAAACGGTGACGGTGGGCTCAGAGGCTTCAGACTCCTCTCCGCCAACCGTAATAGCCCATCCCTCTATGTCTCGTTGTGTTTTTCTAGCGGTGCCCATCGGAATACTTTTTGCATGACCGGGGCCAGATCCTCTGGCCACCCGTTTTCCCAGGCGCTGATCATATCACGGATGCGGTGCTTCCAGAAGTGATCTCGAGCAACTTTAATGTGCTTGCACTCCGTGCAACCTTTCCGCTTCCGCGCCCAGGGGACGAACGCCTGTTTCCTGGCCTCTCTCAACGTCACCTTCCGCCCTTCCAGGGCGCCGGCCTGGACAATCGCACCCAGGCGCCGGTTGAAATTCGGGTTTGCCTGGGTCAAAAAAAACATACAAGAGCAGATGCCATTGCCGTCCCTGGCGGCCAGGTCCACGCGGTAAGCCATCGTGGGATCGGTCTCGCTGTATACCTGGTAAACCAGGAACTCTCCTGGGAGCTCTTCTATACCGATCCTTCGCATAGCTCCCAAACGATCTGTTTCCTGGATCCTCTTCCTGGGCCGCGCTCGTCAGTGCGTCTCACGTATCTCTTGCCCTCGAGCGGTTTGAGCCTGGGAGAGGTTGTGTTGCTATCAATCCCTGGGTGGAACCGCTGCACTTCGACCTCTATTTGATAGGCAGTTCCCTTGCCTCCCAGGCGCCGCAAAGCATCAAGCACATACCCTTCCACCCTCCCCGCCGCTTCCCCTTGCATGGCGGAGGCAGCCTGGTGAGATGTGTCCGGGTCTGATGATCGTGAGTGGGCGTAGGAAAAGAGAGGGCCTAGTGGTGATTTCTTGTTCATGACTTGTGATTTGTTGGGTGAAACCTGGAACAAGTTGCCCTGGGCCTGGTTGTTTACCAGGGGATCCCAGGTGGTTCACAACTTGTTCTTCGTTTTAACGGCTTCGATTTCAGCGGTTTACAGCAGATGCGGGTGGTTGTTCGTCTCTTTAAGAAGAAGAAATAGGGGGTAAAAAATATCTCTCCTTCCTATAACGATGTTAAGAAGCGTCAAAGAGAGGCTCCGTTTTAGGCTCTTTCATGTCCTCTGGATCCAGGCCGCCGGCGCCCAGGCGACCAGGCTGCCATTTCCCGGTGATGTATTCCTGGGCGGCGGTGATCGCCGCTTCGAGCAGCTCAACCTCGCCAAACTCCGCGACCGGTTTGTCGTCCTCGCCATCTTCTGGCTGGTCGATCCGGACGAAGGGCGTGGTAAACGTGGTCCTGTCGCCGCCCTGGACGCCCAGGGAGAGCGTGAACGTGAGCTGCGCCGACCTGGTCCCGGAGGCCGTCCGCTTCAAAGCGAAGCCCGTCACGGCCATAATGCGCTCCCAATCCTTCCCGCCCTCCATCCAGGACACCACAACAGGCCGCAAAGCTCTCAGGGCCTGGTCAAGCTCTGGGTTCGGGGGATGCCACTGCTTCTCGCTCTTCTCCTGGGGCTCCTGGTCTTCCACTCCCTCCAAAACGTAACGTATGACCGTGTCTCCACGGACGAATTTTTTAAGTCTCATATCTCTCATTAGGTTGTCCGCGTGATTCGACTGGCACTCACCAGCCTGGTATGCGCGGCCCACCGTGTCTTGTTGCTGCTAGACAGTTTTAGTAAACATCCGGGAATAGATTTCCCGAAGCAAAACAATATCCTGGGCGGCGTAATCCAACGCCAGGCGCTTCTGCTCCCTGGCTTCCACAGGGATCCTTTGGGACTGGTCGCCCTGCATTGCCCCCTCAAAAAACTTCCAGCAGGTAGCGCCGGTGACAGGGGTGGAGGAGGTGGGGATGCCGAGCTCCTTGCAAGCCTTCTCCAGCGAGCAAAAGCTGTTCCACTTGTCATGCTCGAGGAATTCAGGTGTCAGGTCCAGGAACTTGGGCCGCAAAACACGGGGCTGCTGAAGCCAGGGGACATCAATTCCCAGGGCCAGGGCGCGGCGCAAGAGCATATTCCAGTCGAAGTTCGAGCGGTCATTCCCGCCTGTCCAGTTTACCAGGGCTCGCTTGGGCTTCCCTGGTGAATTGATCCAGCCGTGCTCATTAAACACCGCGTCAAAGAACGCACTGATAATGGCCTCCTCTCCGCCATCGCCGGCCTCGACGATTTCAGCAAGAGCAGAATCCCTGCGCCTCCGGAGCTCCCACTTGTTGCCGTCCTGGCAAAGGATGGAAACAGGACCATCATTCTCAGCCCACTGAATCATGAATATCTCAGCGGTCCTGGGACAAAGCGCGGCCTTGGAAAACGCATCAGTCTCCGCCTGGATGGCGTCGGCTTCGTATTTTGCCAGGTGATCCACCTCTTTTTGCGCGGATTCCGCCAGGGCGTGAAGAACCTTTTCCATGATCTTGGTTTCGTCCTTGAGATTCCCACAGCGGACTCCCAGGGACTTGGCGATCTTGGACCAGTCAGGGGCGTCACTGGCGCCCTTGGCGTTGCCAGACGAATCCTGATAATTGACGGAGGTATCACCATAAGCCAGCGCCTGGTCTACCAGTTTGTCAGGATCGAGGAGAGGAAGCGGCTCATATGGGGCCTGCGGCTCGAGCCAGGACCGGACCCTTTCGGGCGCCGGCCTGGTCTCGAGGTCAATGAAGAACGTGCTCATTAGAACGGGATGTCTTCAAAGTCTCCCTGGGGCTCAACCTTGGGATCAGTCGGGCGTGACGTAGAGGTGTCAACGTCAGCATTCCTGGGGCGCTCGTCCTGGGCGCCCTCCCTGGTTCCGTTACCCACAAAGGACATCCGGATCCCGATGATTTTGAGCGCCTGGCGCTTGGCTCCAGTGTTCTTGTCTTCCCAGGTATCCAACTGGAGCCGACCGTCAATGAAGACGCCGTCTCCCGTCTTGAGATACTTCTGGGCTACCTCCGCCTGGTTTCCAAAGAGAGTCACATCCAGAAAGGTTGTCTCCTTGATCCACTCTCCATCAGCTCCCTTGCGGCGGTTGTTTACTGCGATCCCCAACTGAGCCAGGGTTCGTCCACTCGTCGTGTAGCGGATCTCCGGATCCCTGGTAAGGCGCCCGGCAATTTCGACTTGGTTCCTGTCCATATTATTCAGCGGCTTGGTCTTTCTTCACGGCGAGGTGATCAATCACGCGGCCAGCCTCAGAGGTGGTGAGTTCCGCGCAATTCCTGGTGCGACCGGACGAGACCTTCGAGGCCCAATCTTCGCGCTTCTTCTGGGGCACCTTCACCGCCTCAAACAAGGTCTCCATGTATTTGAGTTGCTTGTCAGTCGCAGTGGCTGGAGCCGCCTGGGAGTCCCCGGCGCCGGCGCCATCGTCATCGAAGTCCACCGCAATATTCAGCAGGGATCCGGTGTTGTAGCGCATGGCGTATGTCCTGGCAGAGCCGAGGGACTGCATTCTGTTCCCACCGTCCGCGATCAGAAGCGGACAGGAAGAAGACAGGTTTTCGCCCGTCTTAACGTGGATCAGGTTGGAAACCACCTTGAGGTGCTCCCGGCCCGATATTTCGTGCGTCATCACCAGGCCGTTTTCAGCAAGCACGGGGACGCACTTGCGGTTGATCTCGTCCAAGGTAATGTAGTTGTATTTTCTAGGCCCGGCTTGAGCCTCGCCGTCCTTGCGGATAGCAGGAAACTGCACCTGGGCATGAGCCAGGGCAGTTGGTAGGTTAGGATGTTCTTTCATCGTTCGTATTGTCTGGTTTTTGGACCACGAATTTTGTGGCCAAATCTATGTGCCTAACGAGGGCGTCCACAACGTGGCCCCTGCTTCCGAGGGTGGCTTTGCTCGCGTCCAGGTAATCAGCCGTGTGAGGCGATACCGAGATTGAGATCTTGACCCTCTTCTCTTCTGTATTCAGGGCTGGCCGCCCTACTTTCTTTTTCATAATTATCCAAAGATTGACCGGCCTTTCGGGGCGCTTCTCCATCCAGAGCCCCAGGGCTTGGTTCCGGAGCTCGCCGGTCAGGTGCATCAGCCACATCTTGTCAGGATCCCATCCCTGGATGATCTCCAACTGATCTTCGATCCTGGCCTTAGAGACATCAATCGAGCCGATGATATCCCCAGGCGACACATCAGGGCGGTAAAGCCCGTCCAGGAAAACATCGCCGGCTGCTGTGCCCCTGGCCCGGCTCCGAAGAGCGGCCTGTCGTGTCAACTGCCCACTTTTGAGGTAGTTGCGCTTGGCCATCAGAACCTGGACATCCAGGGACTTGTCTCTCAAATGCTTCGCACTCATTAGAGCTCCCGTTCGATCCAGCTTTCCAGGATTAGCACCCGGCGCTTGATTGTCTTTTCCCTGGGTGGGAGCGGATCCACGCCGGTGAACATCGAGAGGCCGGGAGGAATCACCGCCTGGTTCTCGATTCGCTCTTTAACCAGGGCGCGTTGGATGGCGCGGCGGATCGCCTTGCGCTCCATCTCCATCTCCATCTCAGCCACCTGGTGAGCCTCCGCCTCCCTGGCCTGTTCATCAAGCCAGCATTCGTAATCCTCTACCTCGCCCTGGACATCAGCCAGGGTAACGTCTCCAGCCCGGAGGCCGTCAGTCAGGGCATCAAGTAATTCGCTTCTACTCATCGTCTCCAAAGTGTCCGTAGTCCTCATCCGTTCCGAAACCGGCACTCGCGAGCGCATCGGCATCTGCCTCCGCGTCCGAGTTGAACTGGTCGGGCTCATCATCATAGTCCGGGTCAGGGACTTCCGGCTTGTTAGCCGTGATCCTAATGGCGCCTGGCCTGTCTTCCCAGGGCTCGAGGCCCAGGCCGTTCAGCATCTCAGCAATTCCCTTTTTCGTCAGGTCGAATTCGATCTCTCGAACCTCGCCCAACCCGCGTTTCCCCATCAACTCCGCCGACCTCTTTGAGGTGACGTAGTGGATGCTATCCTGGTTTCTCACTTCGTATATTTTCATGACAAAAAATCGCCCCCCCTTTCGGAGGGGCGCTGGTTAATTTTCTAGTAGGTCAGCTTCTCGCCGTCCGAAATGTGGTCGTCGGCGGTGAAGTCTTCCCAATCTTCCTTCGACCAGGTCAACGGATCCTCTTCGTAAGGAAAGATCATATCCTCCTCTTCTGGAGGCAGGCCCAGGCTGTTGGTCAGCGTATTGTAGGACCAGGCAAACCCCTCTAAAACTTCGTTCAGGTCCACCCCGTGAGCGTCAGCATCAGGCGGGGCGACCCGCAACCAGGCCCGGAAGCCAGGGTAGCTCCTTGTCGGGAAGAGGCGCTTGAAGTCCTCCACCGAGATCTCAACATCGCACAGGGTGTTGCACCCTGTAACGCGGCTGAGAAAAAACCGGGCAGTTTTTTCCGCGAAATCAAGCAGGACCACGATGTGGCCTCGATTCATTCGCCCGTATGTGGAGGGCGCTTTTCCAGGGACGTTAAGGTCGAATTCCCAAATGGCGAACGTGTCGCCCCAGCAGGTAGCTTCTTTTTTCTTCATGACGCCGTCAGGTTTATTTTAGGTAGGACGAAAAGTCCACATTAAAGTGAGAAAAAAATAGCGGAGCCCGGAACCCGCTGATTTAGTGGCGCGTGTGCGGTCAAAAAGCAAGAAACGGGCAGCCTGGCTCCAGCGATATGCGCTCGCCAGGGACTCCCAAAAGCCTGAAGAATGCGCCCGTTGCCAGAAACAAGGCGCTGGCTGGCGTCATTTCGGAGGCACGTTCGAGCCGCATCACATCTCCAGGAGGGACAGCTTGGTTGCCATGCTTTTGTTTGTCCCTTTGTGCACTATTTGCCATAATTGGGTTGAAAACAACGTCAAGGAGGCCAGGAAAGAAGGCTGGATTCTCAAGATGACTGACCAGCGATTACGCTTACTCTGGATTGAAACTCTCCTGGAGGCGGGAGAGAGCGCAAACAGGCGCGTCCAGGTCGAGCCGGGCGAGGGCGGCATATGGGCTGCCAGGATCGAGGCCCCATCAGAAAAGGATCTCGAGGAGAAATTGCCCAAAGCAACGGGCGCCAGCCTGGAGGTTGCCCTGGTAAATCTGAACCAGGCTCTTTCCCAGGAAGCTCAATCGCTGGCCAAAGAGGCGTGGTTTTAATGATTATCGGGCTGCCAATACCTGACCGGCGCCTGGGCGGGAACACCAGAGCCCACCACATGGTGCTGCACAAGCTCCGAAAAGAGCACAAACTGCTGGCCGCCGCCGCGACCAGGCAAGCCATGCGCCTCCTCGAGGGACAGGACCGCAACTATTCCGGCTACAGGCTCGAGTTCTTCTACGCCGTCAAGCGCCGCCGCGATGTGGACAACCTGGTCTTCGCCACGAAGGCATACCTGGACGGGGTCAGCGCCGCCCTGGGCCAGGACGATTCAGCCTGGGATCTCCTGGGCGCCAGGATCCGCGTAGACAAAGACGTTCACCCCAGAATGGAAATCCAAATGAAAAGAAAACATGAGCACACGGTTTGAACTACACCCCGCCGCCCCGGAGCTAGATGAAGAAGCGGTGGTCCTCGAGGGAAAAGAGCTGGACTCAGCGATCCTGGGGTCTACAGAAGACGGCAAGCTGATCTACGACTACGATTTACTGGTCGAAGGGTTTGTGGAGCAGGGCATGAGTCACGATGAAGCCAGGGAATGGATTAGCTACAATGTCGAACCTCTCATGGGCTATGGCGCCGGCTTCGTAATGTGCTACCGAAAATGATGACGATGACCTGGATCTTACTTGCGATATCATTGGGGCTCCTGGCCACTATCTTGATCCTGGCAGCCTTGCAGGATGAGGAGCCCGAGGAGACTCAGATGTTCGACGGTGACTCAATCATACTGGACGAAAAGCACGATGGATTCGTCCACCAGTGCTGTTCGTGCGGTCTCCGCCATGTGGTTTACGTGCGAAGAACGGATGCCGGCGGGACCAGGGTAACATTCGTTCGCCTCCCGGAAGGAGAGCTCAAAGGCTTCAAATTCGAAGGAGGGCAGGTTGAAAGATTGAATCAAAACTGATAAAAAGAGACACATGGCTGAAGCAATATTAAAGATAGAGTCGGAGAAACGACCGTCCCTGGAAGAGGCGCAAAAGGCAGTTGGCGGGTTCGTTGAGCTGGTTACAACCACTCAGGGCCAGCTCCTGGTGAATGAGGAAGGGATCCTCGAGGGGCTCCCACACAACGAGAAGGCATCCGAGGTGGCCGGCATTCCAATCTGTGGAAATGCCCTGCTGCTGAAGGACAAGGCGCAATGGGATTAGAAATCATAGAGGCTCCCCAGGACGCCGCCATTCCGGACGAAGCCTGGCGAGAGAAGTGGGATCTGTCTGTCCCCCAGGCAAGGTTCGTGCGCCTGGTATGGGGGGGAAACACCGCTACAGGCTCTTACATGATCGCCTACGGATGGCCCGAGACCCAGGACGCCAAGCGCCTTCAGAGCGCCGCCTCGAGCGCCTCCAAGCTGCTGAGAACTGACAAGGTCAAGAAGGCCCTGTCAGAGCTCCAGGAGCGTGAGGCCAGCGTGGTGGGAATGACCAGGGATGTGAAGCGGGGAGTGCTCTCCGCCATCGCTATGGGGGAAATCGAGGGCACCAAGCCAGGAGACCGGATCCGAGCCATTGCCCTGGACAACCTGATGACCGGCGACAACCGCCCCATCATGGTGCAGGGGGATCTCACCTTCCGCGCCGTCCTGGACAGCCTCCCGGACAAGATTTTGCCAGGGGATTACGACCTGGACGTAACCCCGCCCGAAGAATGAAGCGGGTGATGATCGACCCTGGGCACGGGGGAAGAGACCCAGGCGCCGTGGGGCCAGGGGGGCTCGAGGAAAAATCAGTAGCCCTGGATGTGGCCCAGGCCCTGTGGGCAAAGATGGTCAAGCACCCTGGCCTGATGCCCAAGCTGACCCGAGACGGGGATGACTATGTAAGCCTGGGAGACCGGGCAGCAGCCTCGAACGCATACAAGGCGGACCTGTTCATTTCGATCCACTGCAATGCAAGCGAGAGCCATTTGGGGACCGGATACGAGGTGTGGACAAGTCCTGGGAATACCTCAAGCGATAGGGCTGCCACCCTGGCGTTTAACCGCTACCAGGCAGCCTTCCCCCACCGCCAGGCCAGGGTCAGCCTGGGTGACGGTGACCCGGACAAGGAGGCCAGGTTCACGGTTCTCATGAAGACCAGGGGGCCGGCGCTCCTCTTCGAGCTCGAATTCATCGACAATTCAGAGGGGGAAGAGTTCCTGGCCCTTACAAATCCAGGGGTATTGGCAGAGCCTCTTTACCAGGGCGCCCTTGATTTCTTCGACCTGGTAGACCCGGTGGAGGAAGGAGAAAAGGAAAAGATCGAAGCCAGCGTCAATCTGCTGGAAATCCTGGAAATGCTCCAGATGGCGGCCAGCGGCCTGAAATCGGCCTCGCAGCACCTGGACGCCGCCAGGGCGGAGCTGTCAAAAGCCTGGAGAAATCTGTGAAAGTTGTGCCCAAACAGGTCTCCGTCGCCGGCGTGACCATAAAAGTAGTGCGTCGAGACCTCACGGACATCGAGTGCTACGGGCAATATGACGACGACAAGAAGCGGATAACGCTATGCACGACGCTTCGAGGGGCCAAATTGTGGGGAACCTTCCGGCATGAACTGCTCCACGCGGCCCTGGCGGCCTCTGGGGTAGCGTATGGACTCCCCGAGGGCGTCGAAGAGGTATTGGTTCGGGGGCTTGAGAACATCTTCTTTCCCTGCTATGAAAGGCACTTGACCAGGAAGGTGCGTCAGCAGCTCGCGGTCGAATCACAACCCCCAAAGCATGGATCCGATCTTCACCCTGACTAGGCGCAACAAAGTCCCGATCATAACATTCCCCAAGCCAGTCGGAGTCGGCGGGAAAGTTCGGATCCTCCTTCAGTTTGACGAGCATTGGGATAACCCGCACTCTGATCAGGCCATGATCGAGCGCCAAATGAAAGACGCTCACAGCCAGGGCCTTCCGATATTTAAGGGAGGCGATACTTTCTGCGCCATGCAGGGCCGTTATGATCGTCGTCGAGCCAGGACCGATATCAGGCCAGAGCACGATACACCCTACTACCTGGACGCCCTGGTCAACGGATACGCCAAGTTTGCCTCGCCCTATGCATCGTCCATTGCCTGTATGGGCCGGGGGAACCATGAACTGTCTATCCTTAAGAACTGCGAAACAGACCTGATCGAAAGGACCGCCGAGCAGCTCCGCCAGGCTGGCGGAAACATCGAGGTCATGGGAATAGGAGGTTGGCTCATGGTCCAGGTCTACGTCACAAAGACGGTGAAACTGCTATACCGGATCGCCTACCACCACGGACACGGCGGCGGCGGGATAATCACAAAGGGAGTCATCCAGGCATCCAGGCGAGCCATGATCTACCCTGACGCCAATGCGGTAATCACCGGGCACGTTCATGAAAACTGGAGGGTCAGTTTCTGCCGGGACCGATGCACTCCGACTGGCCGGATTTACCAGGACGAGCAAATCCACATATGCAGCCCGACCTACAAGAATGAATACGACCCCTCGAGCAGTGGCTGGCACAACTTGCGCGGCGGTCCTCCAAAGCCCCTGGGAGGAACTTGGCTAGAGCTGACCACCGCCAGGCTATATGACGGCATGACCAGGAAGAACGCGACCGACAAGAGCCAGACACCGCTTTACCATCTCATCGCTGATGCTACCCAGGCGAAATGAATCCTGACCGATTCAGTAAACTAATGGCAAACCCTGGGTGGAGGCTGCAACACCTCTACGCCATCAAGCCCAAGGACGGCGGGATCACCAAGTTCCATCCCAACCTGGCGCAGCAGACGTTCCTACGCCGGCAGTGGTGGCGCAATCACATCCTGAAGGCCAGGCAGTTGGGATTCTCCACGCTCCTGGCCATGATGTATCTCGACCGGATGCTGTTCCAACCCAACAGAAGAGCAGCTATCGTTGACGCCAGGAAGCCTGACGGGCAGAAGAAAATCGCCAAGATCAAGCTGGCCTACGAGCGCCTGGATGACCCGGACATCCACCCGGACACCTGCCGCCTGGGCGGCCTGGTGAAGCAATCCGTGCAGCTCGTTACCGACAACAAATCGGAGCTCGAGTTCTCCAATGGCGCCGGCATCTACACTGACACCACCTTCCGGGGCGACACGCTCCAGGATCTGCACATCTCCGAGCTAGGCAAAATATCAGTGAGGAGGCCAATCGACGCGACCGAGATCGTGTCCGGAGCTATGGAGGCAGTCCCCCTGGACGGATCAGTCACCATCGAGAGCACCCATGAAGGCGGAAAGATCGGCCTGAACTACCAGCTCATGAAGCGAGCGATGAAGAATGTGGGCAAATTAACCAGGCTGGACAGCCAGTTCTTCTTCTTCCCCTGGTTTGCGGACCCGGCATATCGCCTGGATGACCCGGACATTCCGATCCGCCAGGAGGTCATCGACTATTTCGATAGCCTGTCAGACAGCCTGGCCGAAGACGGCATGGTCAAGATGCTGAATTCTATGGGGATCCGGACGCCGGTGACCTTCGACAGAGCCCAGATGCTTTGGTATGACCGCAAGAGCGAAGCCCAGGGAATGACCATGAGACGAGAATATCCATCCACACCCGACGAAGCGTTCTCCGCTCCTGTCCAGGGAGCGATCTATGCAGACCTGATCATGAGGGCCAGGGCAGAAGGGCGCGTCAAAGACTTCCCCTGGGAAACCAGGGCGCCCCTGTTCACCTCCTGGGATCTAGGCACGGGGGATTCTACTGCGATATGGCTCCTCCAGGTAGTGGGCCGGGAAGTCCTGGTTGTAGACTGGTATGAGAGAAACGGCCTGGGCGCCGATCACTTCGCCTCGAAAATCCGCCAATGGGAGAGCGAGTATGACCTGATCTCCTGCCACTTCCTTCCGCATGACGCCAACCAGGATGGCCGGGGAGACATTCGCACCTACGAGCAGCACCTGCACGACCTGGGGATAAAAGCCACCGAGGTCGTGCCCAGGATCCCGGACGTATGGGTAGGCGTGGATTCTGTCCGGGGGATGTTGCCCAGGTGCGTGTTCCATGCGACCAACTGCGACACTCCCTGGGAGAACCAGGGCGTCGAGGAGCCTAGCGGCCTGGCTTGCCTGGAAGCCTACCGGCGAAAGATCACCGAAACCTCTGACCAGGAACCAGTGGTGCCCCTGCACGACAAGCACTCTCACTCCGCCGATGCGTTCCGGACCTTTGCGGAAGCCCTGGAGAATGGCCTGGTCAACCGCCATGCAAACATAGGCCCGGCTCAAAAGCCCAGGGCGATCACCGGCGGCGGCGAAATCTCCTCCCAATACCGTTCCAGGCAGCGCCTCAATGTGGTGAAGCCCAGGATTTTCTAGGCTTCCAAAGATCCCCAGGGCGTGGCATAGTTTGCAGCGTTATGAGATTCCTTCAGAACAAAGTGCGACTGGCCGGCATTTTCCGGACATTTTCAGCCAAGGCTCCCAAGCCACCCAAGGCAGTCCCGGTTGCCAGGAGAAGTGCAGCCGACACCGCGCAAAGCGCAGCAGCTCAAAGAAGGCGCCCCAGGGGAATGTCCTATGGCGGCACCCTGGTAGCAGGTGACGAAGGGCGCAAATCTCTGCTAGGCTAATGGCGACAAAGACCGCTACGGAACGGGCAGTTAGTCTGCTCAAGTTGTGGACGCACATGAAAGATGTGCGGCGTCCGGTGGAGGAGTGGTGGCAGCTCATTGGAGAGCTTGTCATCCCCAGGAAAAGCTATGTGGGTGAAAGCGATGATGCCCCAGACGCTTCCAGGTTCCGCCGGCTTTACGACACAACAGCGGTAGATGCGTGTGCTACAGCGGCCAATGGCCATGTCAGCTACATCACGCCAAGCGGCGACCGGTGGTTCTCCTGGGCGGCGCCAGACCATGTCCGATCTGATGAGGTAGACGGGTGGTATCGCCGGTGCTCACTCATCGCGGCCAAGGAATTGGCAGCCGGCAACTTCTACACCAACATCCACGAAACATACGAGGACCGGGTAGCGTTCGGCATTGGCTCCATATCGGTGTGGCCAGGCAAGCGCAACAGTCTGATGTTCCGGAGCCATGAGATTTCGTCCTATGCGATAGGCGAAAACGACGAAGGATACGTTGACAAGTGGGGCTGCGAATACGACTGGCCGATATCCAGGATTGTTCAGATGTTCGGGGAAGACGCCGTCGAGGGGAAGATGGCGGAGTCCTGGCACAAATACAAAAACGAGCACGGCCCTGACACAAAGCACAAGTTCATCCACATTATCAGGCCAAACTACAAGGCAGAGCCTGGCAAAATCGGCACCAAGAATATGCCGTTCGAGTCGGCCTATGTAGCCCTGGACGGTCCCTACGTTCTATTTGAAACCGGACTGATCGAGTTCCCGGTGTGCTGTTCCCGCTACCTCAAGCACAACGGATCCACCGGAGTCTACGGGTTCGGCCCGGCCTGGAGAGCGTTGCCAACCATTTCGCAGCTCAACTTCAACGAGAAGCTGCTGGACCTGGTCGCAGAGAAATCTGCTGTTCCGCCTGTCCTGATCCCTGACTACCTGGAAGGAGATGTGGACATGAGAGCCGGCGGCGTGACGACCTTTGCGGCCAATCGCGCCAAGGGGCCACACGCAATTCCCCAGGAGTGGCTGACCGGAGGCCGATACGATGTGGGAGTAGACCGGAGCGACCGCAAGCGGGAAGACATCAACAAGGCATTCCATGTGGACCTGTTCCGTATGTTTGCCGAGCTCGAGAAGAGATCCCAGATGTCCGTGCTCGAGGTCAGCGAAAGAACCTCCGAAAAGCTCATCAACTTCTCCCCGACATTTACCAGGTTCACCGCCGACTTCCAGGTGTGCATGAACCGGGTTTTCCGGATCCTGCTTCGCCAGGGGAAGTTCCCGCCACCGCCACCAGGAGCCCTGGTCCCCGACCAGTTCACCGGCGTCCTGGACGTAGAGAACCCCGAGGTGCTTTACCAGTCCAAGGTAGCCCTGGCGCTACAGTCTCTCCAGAATACCGGCATCGACCGGACCATGCAACGCGCCCTGGATTGGGCCACCGCCCTGGGCGACCCGTCTTCCGTAGCGGAGGAGATCAACCTGGGCCGAGCATTGCACACCGCTGGAAGAAACGAGGGAGTGCCCGAGGATATATTCAATACGCCTGAAGAGAAACAGGCGATCCTCGAGCAGAAACAAGCCCAGGAACAGGCGATGATGGCGGCTGAACTGGCGAAAAGTCTTCCCAACCAGGGCCAAGCGCCTGGCGGGATGCCTATTGAATGAGCGCGGACTACGAGGAATTTGCAGTAGCAGCAGACCGGGTGCTGAGAACATCAGCCGGCAAAGCCTTCCTGGAGGGCCTCGAGAGAGTCTGCGAATACCATTCCCAGGCATTTCAGCCCAAGGATGACTTCAACCCATACGCCGCTGCGACCAGGGACGGCGCCAGGGCGGTCATCATCGAGGCCAGGACAGCAGCCGCCAGGGGATCCGAAATCAGGAAACGAGGACCACAACCCAAGAAAACCAATGATTCATGACTGGCACCTATGGGTCACAGCAGCCCTACTATGGATCGTTTGCTTGTTGATTAGTTTGTGCCAGCACGGCATTCTTTAATCAATGACGCAACACCAAGAGACAATGGCCAAGCTGGATCAGCTCCTGAAAAAGGTGGAAGCCCTGGAGGAGCTATCAAAGCCAAACCCTGCTTTGCTTCCGGAACGCGGCCTGAATGACCGCCCCGCAATCCCGCCTGGCATGATTCCTTTCGAGGTGATGGAGGCCGCCGACCCCGCCCTGGGACCAGACAGCGAAAACGTCATTGCCTACGCCAGGGAGAACTTCTCCCCAGAGGATTTCGAGACATTTTTCCCACACGCCACCTCTGCCCCTTCGCCAGTCCAGGTTGCCGAGTCTCCTGGAGAGGCGCCGTCAGCAGACGAAATTGCCAGCGCCCTGGAAGAGGAGGCAGAAGCAGAGGCGAGCCTGGACGAGGAGAAAGCACAAGCAGCCCTGGGATAACGATATGGCCAAGAAACCAAAGAAAAAAGGAACCACCACCCGGCCTAAGCCCAGGCCAGCGGTGAAGACATCGTATTGATATGAAGTCAAAACTAGCAGCAGCAATCGCGCTCCTGGCTTTGCCAGCTTGCACGACCGTGGAGATGACCTCTCCTGATGGAACGGTGACCAAAACCACCAGCATCGACAACCAGACCGCCCAGACCGTGGCGGGAGCAGTGACCGCCCTGGCGGCCAGCCGCGCAATTAACCAGGACAAGTAGCATGGAGGGAGAAGCAGTAGACGCCGGCGGCCAGGAGGCGCCAGCACCAGAAGCAGCAGCAGCTCCAGGAGTTTTCCAGGAGGGGCCAGGCTATATGTTCTCAGATAATTGGGAAGGCCAGGCCCTGGGATCCGAGCACGATCCAACCGCCGACCCGCTTCCATTCAAGAACCTGGGAGAAATGGCCAAGGGATACCGCTCTTTGCGAGCCAGTTTCCACCAGGCCGGGAAGGTCGAGGGATACCCGACTGACGGCAACCAGGAGAGCCTGGCAGCCTGGAACAAAGCAGTCGGCCTCGAGGGAGTTGACGAGCCCACATATGCTGGCGCCGCGACCCCAGAAAACCTGCCTGAGAACATGGCAGTCCTGACAGAGTTCCTGCCAGCGTTGATGAATCGCGGAGTGCCAGCGGCCCAGGCCAAAGGCATCATCGAAGACTTCATCAACTTTGACCAGGGCCTGGCAGAAAGGACGACCGCCGATTACCAGGTGCAGCTCCAGCGGGATGACGCCAAGCTCCGGGGATTCCTGGGGGGAGGCCAACAGGCCCAGGAAAGCATTGACACCCTCAAGCAGCTCGCCGCGTCGTTTATCGACATACGGACAGGAAACGCCGTGGATCCAGGGGATGGTCAAATCTTCGACAACCCGGTCATCGTGGGCATCCTGGCCCAGGTGAAAGACGCCCTGAGTGAAGACCAACTGGCAGCCCGGATGGGCGTCACTTTACCAGGGGCCACCGAGACTCCCAACCAGGAGGCCAACCGGATCATGGAGGAGGCCAACTCTCTCCGATATAACAAGGACGTTCCCAATGCTCACCCGATGTCCCAACGCTATGCCGATGGAGACCCGGACGCTATGGAGTTCGTAAATCAAAAGCTCCGGAGGAGTGGCGTCTAAAAAGATATTCATCCGGTCCCTGGTCGGATGGTGGACTGGCACCGGCTGGTCCAGGACGATTGACGAGGCCCAGGCCCAGGCAACGATGCTCGAGGCCAAAACAAAAGCCTGGAAGATGCGCCTGGCGGGGGAGCGGGTGAGGGTCTTCGAGTTAGCCAGGAAGGAGGTTCCCCTGGAGGACAAACAGGTTCTCCTGGGAGATGACTCAGTCCGGACCAGGGATTCGCGCTTGCCTAAACCAGGCTGATAGTGCCAGACTTCCCCTGGCTTCGATTTCAGCACAGCAGCGGCTGACTTCATGACATGGCTTACAGAGCCTGGTCCATTGAATTGGGCCAGGCTTTTGTATTTACAGGCGCCCCAGGCGGTGCTATACCTGGCGCCGTCAAGTGGAAGAACAACCCCCCTGGGGCCTTCCGGACACTCCATACCCGACCTGGAACCGCTGGGGAATAACCGCAAGGCCCCCAAATAGGTGGAGAACCGGAACAATCGGAAAGCCTGGTGCCCTGCACCACCCCGACAATTATTCAATTCCCCAAAACAATGAAATTCCTTCAGCATTTGCTGGGATTCGTTAAGGGACCACGCCTGGCAGGTATTTTCCGGACGGCGGTCTCAGCTAACGAGGTTCCCGGCCACTACACTACTCAGTTCGACAAGAACTGGACGTTGGAAGCGCAGCAGCACATCGCTCGTCTGCGTGAGTGCTCTACCGTCAAGACCGGTTGCACCGGCAAGGCGGAGACACATAACCGCATCAGCAAAGAAGAGATGGAAGACCAGACCTCTCGCCTGGCCAAGACTCAGGGAACTGAGCTTACCACGACGAAAAGGTGGGTTTTCCCTCGCGCTGCCCAGAAGACTACCTTCCTGGACGAGTGGGATGCTCACCTCCTTGGTGAGACTGTCCTGCCTACCGGTGAGGCCGTCCAGGCACACGCCGCCGCCGCTGGTCGCAAAATGGATCGCCGCCTCCTGGACGCCATCGAAGGCGCAAACTTCGAGGGCCTCGAGGAGAGCCTGACCACCAGGGCAGCCCCCACTGAGACTGTTGCTATCACGTTTGACAACGCTGGTGGCGGCACCAAGTTGGGCTTTACCCTCAAAAAGTGGATCAAGGCCAAAGGCCGCTTTGCCAAGAATGAGGTCTACGGCCAGGAGCAGAAAATGTCGGGCGATGCGCTCTACGTTGCCCTGGGGCAGGACCAGCTTGACGACCTCCTTTTTGGAGAACAGGCACGGCTTGCCAGCAGCGACTTCAACCGTCTCCAGGCTCTGGTTGACGGCGAGGTGGACTACTACCTGGGATGCAAGGTGAAGCGGACTGAGCTCCTCACAGAGTATGATGCCGCCGGTGGAGACACCGGGGTCCAGGTTCTGTTCTGGGTCAAGTCCATGATCAAGTTCGACATTTGGTCTGAGATGACAACCAGGATGAGCGTTCGCGCTGATCTTTCCGATGCCATCCAGATTCGCTCGAAGCTGATGTGTGGCGGAACCAGGGTGCAGGACAATGCTGCTCTCATTTGCAACGTCAAGAAGCCTTCCTAACCTCAAAAAGAAAGGAAATCACAAGCAATATGAAAGCTCTTCACAGAATCCTGAGCCTCCTGGCTCCAGTCGTCAGCGTCCCGAAGCACATCTTCCGGACGGCAACAACCTACGGGACCAAGTCAAGTGGTCGAAACGATGCGCTCCAGAAAGCCGGGCTCCGCGAGTCGGACCCTGGCCAGGAGCTGTCCTACTTCTACGACATTACCGCCAGCGCCTTGCCGGCAACTTCGATGTTGTGGAAGTTCGGCCCGTTCCCTGGTGGAACCTCCCCGATCCTGTCCACGCTTCGCATTGTTGGCGATGCCACAACGGACCTGGGGCAGGAAATCGACGTTGGCTATGCCTTTGTCAACTCCACCGATGGCACCGATGACCCGGATGCCTTCATCGACGGGGTAGACGGATCCGCTGGCCAGATTGACGTTAATGGCCTGGCCGTGGTTGGCCCGAATGTCACTGCGACTCCCACGATTGATAAGCCTTACTGGATCACCATCACCACCAAAAACGCCACCGGCGTTGCGGCGGGAACGGTGGCCCTGGAAGTCTTTGTGCGCCAGAAGAACTAGGCTGCTTCCCTCCAGCCATAACAAGAAGGCTCC